CTGCGGGGCAATCATTTGCTCGAAGTGGGTGCAGATGACCTATCACGAAATCAACAGGCAGTTTCCGAACGACGCATACATCGTTGGGTGGATACATGACGAGATCCAGGTTGCCTGTAGGAACCAGGAGATCGCTGAACATGTCGGTGATATCGCTCGACGAATGGCGCAAAAAACAGGCCGCCATTTCAAAATTAAAATCCCCCTTGCCGCAGAATATTCCGTGGCACGAACTTGGGCTGACACCCACTGAGATCACGGAACAATTAGAGGCAATCGTCACTCTTTATATCGTTCTCGATCGAGCGTGGCGGAACCCCTTCACAACCTCAAGCCAGTTCGCACGTCAGGGTGCTTTCTATGTCGCTATAGCGGCATCAGAAGGCCTTATCTCGACCAATTGTGGCGAGGATGTCTGGGGGAACAAATGGCTCATTACAGAAATCGGAATGGAAACCAAAGGAGAGCTGGATGCCATCCTTCAGCAAGTACTTGCCCAAGCCAGAGGAGAGTACAGTCCTGTTAATTGACGGTGACTTGTATGCCTATCGAGCTTGTGCCGCAGCCGAGGAAGAGATCGACTGGGGCGACGATGTATGGTCCCTGGCGACCGACCTAAGGCAAGCTAAAGAGATCTTCGAGGAGTTCATAAAGAACACCTGCGATCATCTCCGAGTAGACACTTACGTCGTCTGTCTTTCTGACAGTGGTAACTTTAGAAAGGCTATCGACCCAAGCTACAAGGGTGGACGTAAGAAGCTCAGGAAGCCAGTTGGGTACGCTGAATTCCTCAAGTGGATCGAAGATACCTATTGGTGGTTCAGAGAACCACTGCTCGAGGCTGACGACCTATTAGGCATCATCAGCACGGCGCCTGGTCATAAGACCATCATGGTATCTGACGACAAGGATCTTAGGTCAGTCCCAGGCAAGCTTTATCGTCCTATGAGTGAAGAGCTGGTCACTATCAGCCAAGCTGATGCTGACAAGTGGTTCTACACTCAGACGCTGACTGGTGATGTGACTGATGGGTACGCTGGTTGTCCTACAGTTGGCGCCAAGACTGCTGAGAAGCTCCTGGATAAATCACCAACCTGGAACACGGTAGTCAACGCCTACCAGAAGCAGAAGCTGGGTGCTGACCATGCGGTTCAGCAGGCACGTCTAGCTCGGATCTTAAGATACCAGGACTGGGATGCTGAGGCAGGCTCTGTGAAGCTCTGGGAGCCTGGTCATGCCTAATAAGAAAGACCACCAGGACAATATCGTGGTGCGTCCATCGCATTACACCAGGTGGGCCGTCGAACCGATCGTTTTCATCATGCAAAACGGTATGGAATTCTGGCGCGGCAACATCATCAAGTACGTCAGTCGTGCTGGCCTCAAGCAGTACGAGGGCCAGGACTGGACACAATCTGAAATCACCGACCTCCAAAAAGCAATTCGCTACTGCGAGATGCGGATCAATCTATTAAAAGGAAAAGAACCGAATGATGTTTAGTAACTCAGCTGGCCATTACGGGCCGACGATCCGTATCTCTGAAGAGATCCACGCCATGAAGTACCGTGGAGACGGGGAGAGCTTCAAGCAGGCTATGGCTCGGGTAGCGGATGCATTGAAAGACAGTGAACCACACTACCGAGCATTCAAAGAGATCCTGTATAACCAAAGGTTCTTACCAGCTGGTCGAGTACAGTCGGCCATGGGTTCTCCACGTAAGGTCACACCATACAACTGCTTCGTGTCGAGAACCATCGATGACAGTATGTCAGGCATCATGGATGCAGCTAAACAAGCAGCACGAACCATGCAGCTGGGCGGTGGTATTGGGTATGACTTCAGTACACTACGCCCTCGAGGCTCCCTCATTAAATCGCTGGAAAGCAAGTCCTCAGGCCCTATCAGCTTCATGGGTATCTTCGATGCTGTTTGTCAGACTATAGCGTCTGCTGGTCACCGGAGAGGCGCCCAGATGGGTGTTCTGCGGGTGGATCATCCAGACATCGAAGAGTTCGTCACTGCGAAGAACAATAGCACTGAGCTGACCGGGTTTAACATCAGTGTCGGTGTCACCGATAAGTTCATGCAGGCAGTGAAGACTGGTAGTGACTTCGACCTGGTGTTCGAAGACAAAGTCTATAAGACAGTAGACGCTCGAGCCCTATGGGATCAGATCATGAGGTCGACATGGGACTGGGCTGAACCTGGTATCCTATTCATTGATCGCATCAACAAGAAGAATAACCTTTGGTACTGTGAGACCATCGCAGCAACTAACCCATGTGGTGAGCAGCCTTTGCCACCGAACGGCGCCTGCCTACTCGGGTCATTCAACCTGGTGAAGTACGTTAGAGGCCCAAGCATCAGTAAGGATGACCCAGGTCACTTCGACTATGTACAGCTTGGTGAAGACATCAGGCATGTAGTTCGAGCTATGGATAACGTCGTAGATCGAGCAACCTACCCACTCGAGGAACAAGCTCTCGAAGCTAAGAGTAAGCGCAGGATGGGACTGGGTGTGACTGGTGTAGCTAATGCACTCGAGGCAATGGGACATCCATATGGGTCGGCAGGTTTCCTGAATAACTTTAGGATGATCATGCAGATCATACGTGATGGTTGCTATCGTGCATCAGTAGACCTGGCGGTAGAGAAGGGACCATTCCCACTATATGACGAGCTGATGCTCGAGAGTGAATTCTGTAAGACCTTACCGAAGGACATCCGGGAAGACATAAGACGGAACGGCATACGCAATAGTCACCTGTTGTCTGTTGCACCAACCGGAACCATCAGTCTGTCAGCTGACAACGTGAGCTCTGGCATCGAGCCTGTGTTCAGTCATTATTATGATCGTATCATCCAGACCTTCGATGGTCCTCGAGAGGAACGGGTGGAGGACTATGCATATCGAGAGTGGGGCATCAAAGGTAAGACTGCCAACGAACTCTCGGTGTTCGATCATGTGAAGGTGCTCAACGTGGCCTCAGAGTACGTCGACAGTGCTTGTAGTAAGACATGTAACGTAGGTGATGACGTTGGCTGGGAAGACTTCAAGCAGGTCTACATGGACGCCTACGAAGGTGGTGCCTCAGGCTGCACGACGTTCCGAGCATCTGGTAAACGATATGGCATACTCAATGCCTCTACCTCAGAAGACGTGGCAGAGGAGCCTATGGATGACGTTGGGGTAACTCCAGTTACTGAGAATGACCAGGGTGACGTTGGTGGTGCTTGCTACTATGACCCACAGACTGGTAGGAGACAGTGTGAGTAACTGAGGTGTAGTTGACTCATACTATCTCATTTTCTTAAATAGCTAGTATAAACCTCAGTTCACCCTGAGTAAGTCAAGACGGACCAGGGGCGACCAAATGTGAATTATGGTCTGCTACCTGGTCCATCCCCATGCATCCAAACAGACACACGAATTCAGAGTATCAATTCATCTGATGAAAATCCACATGTACGTTGTGTTTAGTGTATCCGTTGCCCAAGTTTCACCTTTAGTTCACTATATGTACCTTATGCGTTCCAGTAGACCCGGGTCCACCTGGTACTACTGACGAATCACTAGAGCATACTAATAAGCGTAAGACCCTCAGGTACTAACCGACCCCCTAATGAAGAATACTCGGTGTCGTAACCTCCCGACGATCACCAGGTAGCAGGTGACCGAGCCTAGGACGTCCAGGGTATCCTCCCAGCCCAGGACGCAGGACGGTCACCTGCGATGCTCTAAAGAACAGGACCTAAGTACCATGAGCCTACTGCTGGATCTTATGATCGCTGCGGTCCTGGTGCTGCTGAAGATGATCTGAGGTGGGGCTGAGGTTGGACTGAGGTTCGACTTAGGTGGAGCTTAGGTGGGACTTAGGTGGAGCTTAGGTGGTCTAGGTCCCGATTTGCAATTAAAAGACTGAAGGCCTCTCCAGACAAGGATCGCCTAATGTCTCCTAATGTCTTGGATCAGGTAGGTCATTGGTCATCGGATAGTGTATCCGTTGACCCAGGAAAGCTAGGTTTATCAATGGTTTACACCAGCTCCCCTATACGCTGACCAGGAATTAGGTACCATCCTCGAAGATTTGACCCCCAGGTACCTCTTTAGATCAATAGATTTCAAAATGGGGTTAAAGGGTTGTCGTTGTTGTTGTTGTTGTTAGACCTCTCAAGGCAGACCCCCAGCCCCACAAAAGTAGGGACCCGACGCTACAAAAGCGGTCCCCCTCACACATAAGGAACCAACCGACATGGCATTGGAGTCAGCTACGTATGTCGATGGATTGAACACAAGTAATCCAGCGGCAACAGATGGCCTATCGCAGGCAGACGATCACCTGCGCCTGCTGAAGTCCACCATAAAGAACACCTTCCCGAACATCAGTGCAGCAGTGACCGCTACAGCTGCCGAGATAAACAAGCTTGATGGTGCGGACGTCACCACAGCCGACCTAACCAAGCTCGGGGATGTCACGGCAACTGCAGCAGAGCTTAATTACTCATCGGGTGTAACCAGCAGTCTCCAGACACAATTAGATGATAAGGTAGAGACAAGTGTCACCATCAGCGCAGGCACTGGTTTAACTGGTGGTGGTACTCTAGCGGCTAACCGTACTATCAGTCACGCTGACACGTCATCTCAAGCATCTGTAAGTAACAGTGGTAACACCTTTATCCAGGGTATAACTCTAGATGACTTTGGTCACATCACAGCGATAGCTTCAGCTGCTTCTAGTGCACTGACTGTAACGAGTTATGACTATGATACGTCATCTGGCTTGAATAATGCCAATGACACATATGGATCTATAGAGTTATCAAACGGTCTAATTATTAAATGGGGGGTCGATGTACAAACTGGGTCTATTGCAGAGCGTACCGTCACCTTCAAAGACTCTTCTGGTACCGCTGACCCTTTTCCAAACAACTGTTTTGCCGTGATAACTCAAATAGGTGACAGGTATGCGGCGGGTGTTGATTCCAGGTACTTTTCAAGTTGGGATCGTGATAGATCCGGGTTTACAACATTAACCAGCAGTACCATCCCAACCACATTGTATATCGCCATTGGTAATTGATCTTTAGGAACCAAATGTATGCCTAACGTCCCTATCCGAGATCTCGGGGCCGTAGGCGTAATAACTGATAAAGACCCATTTACCCTGCCTCTTAATGCATTCACTAGGGCAAAGAACGTCAGGTTTGACCAGGGAGCCATCAGACGTGCTCCAGGCTTCCGTGATGTCAATGACTTCTCGTACACACCACGGCATATCTACAGTACGTTCAACGCTGGTGGTTTTGACCAGATCTATCTGATTACTGACGACTTCGACATCTATGAGTACGTCAACGGGACCACTACACAGGTACTTAACTCGGCGTTATCTGCGTCTGATACCCCTGTCACTGGGTCTCAGCTTGCAAACGTCACCTACTTGAACCGGGCAGACTCGGTTCCATACCACAGGAAACCAGCAGACAGTGCATTCACTGCGTTACCAAACTGGGACTCAGGATGGCGTGCAGCATCTCTAAGGTCATTCGGTGACTTCCTGATCGCAATGGACATGACAGAGAGTAGTACGTCATATCCAACCCGTGTTCGTTTCTCAGATATAGCCTTAGCTAACAACCCTCCAGGCAGCTGGGATGCTACAGACACAACCAAGTCTGCAGGTTTCAACGACCTGGTTCAGATGACCACCCCTATCATCGATGGTGCCACCCTCGGTAACAACTTCCTGATCTATTCGTCAGACCAGGTGTGGTCGATGGATTTCGTAGGTGGAACATTCATATTCAACTTCCGTAAGCGGTTCGATGACGCTGGTGTCATCAGTCAGAACTGTATCGCTGAGGTGAACGGTAAGCATTATGTCTTCGATAATGACGACATCTATGTCACTGATGGCCTCTCGAAGCAGTCTATAGCTGACGGGCGTGTCAGGGATTACATCTTTGCAGGCATAGACAACAGCACAAAAGAGATGTGCTTTGTTCAGTACGACCAATCTAGAGATGACGTCTATTTCTGCTACAGGTCTGGCGATGACATGTCAGTCTTCACCGAAGAAGACGGGTGTAACCGGGCAGCGGTCTTCAACATACCGAGTAACACCTGGACGTTCATAGACCTTCCAAATGTCGTCAGTGGGTCCACGGCCAACGTAAGCACAAGCTCAACCTATGCGAACTCAAGCCTAACTTACGGTACAGCTGGTGGAACTTACGCATCCCAGGTATCAGGGTACAACCGACATACTCTTATGTTTGGACGCTCGATGGCATCAGAGGGCATAAGTGATCACAAGCTCTATGCGTTAGATGGTATCGATGAATATTCGACTGTCTCGAAACCACTGAACACTGTGGCTACACAACCAGTGTTTCTAGAGCGTATCGGTATAGACCTGGATGAACTCCAGGTACCTCTCTCTGGCTACAAGAACATCCGAAAGATGATGCCTCAGTTCTCCACTGTGGCCACAGATAAGACCTTCGATGTCACCATGGGTGCTGCCGATCTGCCGAATTCCACGCCAAACTATGGTTCTACATACAACTTCGATAGCGGTACCGAGTATAAGATCGACTCAAGATCAGCTGGTAGATATCTGAGCTATAAGATCACCAGTTCTACCGAGAAAGACTTCGATCTCAATGGATTTGACTTCGACATCATAACGACTGGGAGACGTTAGCGATGGCGGTCAACAAAGTCACAGACATCACGATCCAAGGTTACTCTCGAGGATCTATTCCGGACGTTCCAGAGGCTCTCAGGTTGTATGTTGATCAGGAACTCCAGGAGATCGAGAACACCATAAGATCTGTCATAGAGGGTTCCATCCAGGTCCTGGACAACCCCCCTGACAACCCGAAGAAGGGTATGGTGAGATACGCCGTGTCTCCATGGGACCCATTAGGGGACGGAACCCAAGGCCTGATGGTCTACAACGGTTCTGCTTGGGTGCAGGTATGATCTTAAAACAGGATCTCGAGCTAAGGACTTCTATCATGAAGTTCGAAGCTATGATGATGTATGGCGTTGAAAAGGGCCAGATCAAGGACGAGACAGATAAAACAGAACTAGAGCATTTCTTTACGCCCACGGACGATGACTATGGGTGTTCGACCTATGCTAGGCAGTTATTTATGCCAAAGGGCATGGTCGTGGTCGGTAAGCTTCACAAGAAGCCTCATCTGACTTTCTTAATGAAAGGTACCATCCTGGTGGTGTCAGAGAACGGTGGGCGTCAGCGTCTGACTGGGCCTCTGACCTTTGTTTCACCAGCTGGTGCAAAGCGTGTCTTCTACATCGAAGAGGAC